GACAGTGCCCCAATGTTTCCGAGCTCAATTTGGCACTCAAGGTTGAACACCACCTCAACATTGAACACAACATCACCAGCTGTTCCACTGAGGCCTTCAGCCGCAATGAAACAACGATCGTAGATGTTGAAGTTAGGGGTGGTCGTACCAGTTGTAGAGTACTCCAGGTATTGATTACCGATGGGTTTGGAAACCCAGTAAATGTGCTCAGTATCAATGGGGAGATCTATCACCTCCTCAAACAGTGAGCCCTGCCACGTTACGGTATTTGGCGTGTCGTACGGCACCGTGATGATACGCAATTTGCCCGTCCGAGTGAATGCTGACTGCATAGAGAAAATCCGAAGACCCCAACTGACAATACGATAAGTATCATACGCATTATCCAGCGCAGTAAAATCAGTGAGCGGCACAGCAGCCGACCACGTAGTAACCTGGCCAGACACGGTAGATGTCAACATGTGCTTATAGTACCCGTTGAGGCAAGGATTAAATTGCGCAGCAGTAATTGTCGGACTTCCCCCATGGTCGTTGTACAGCGGCAACGTGACGGATTGGATAACCTGGATGGCAACAGACTTGGAGCTGTCGGTATCAGGAATCTTAGCGCCTCGAGCCGCAGCACAAAACGGATTGATAAGAGCGCAGGTCTGTTCAAGGTCGTCATGACTGACTTCCGTGACCACACCCCCACGCTGGTTTACCATGGGTACGGGCTGGCGTAGGCGGGGCGCCCTCGGGCGCCCGGCACGAGTTTTCGACTTGGTTTTCTTTGCCATTGTATTATTGATCGCTTGTTATAGAATTGTTAGTGTTGAAATGATTTGTTGGTTTGCAACTGGGACGGGTGTGCAGTCGTTCGTACGTTCGGAGCGGATGGATGCTTCAATTGCACGTTGTTCCTCGGGCGACAACCCGTACGCAAAGTAGAAACTGGCTCGACTCTCAGCGGTAGGTTCTGAGAATCTCGGTTGCAAACCCCTTGCAAGGTATTGCATTCCAGTCTCGAGTGGAAGGTCCGAGGGCGCCTTAGTTCCCCGCACCATCAACTCGTAGAGAGCGCAAAAGATCGGCATATCACCTGCTAATGCCGCCCCGCACCACCCGATGGCAGATCGGTAATAATCAACCCCGCGTCCGGGCAGGATACGCTTTAAAGTTCGCGTGTCCTTTCCGACGCAGACCCTGGGGTCTCGTACCATCCGCCATTTACTTCCATCAAACACCGGTCTTGCTTGACAGAATTCCACCTCTTCCAAGGTGCGGGCAATGCCCTCGAGCTTCATGGTGAATCCAAGCTTCCGAAAATAGCTGGGGAATTTCTCCAACACGACCTCGAGGTCACCCTCCTCCACAATGAGTACGCCATCATCACCGTCATTGGCATATGAATACTTCGTAATCCGTATGGATCGCATAAACGACCATGTCATGCCACACATCAGCAAGCAGTTCCCGAGCGCAGTGTCCATGTCACCTGACATCCGACATCCACGGACCCTGTACCTGATGAACCCATCATCAGTCCTGACCCTTCCCCTATTCGCGCGTCGCATCCTATTCAG